ATGGAATTTCAGCACTTGGTCTTAAAACCATGAGACGCATCAAAGAAAAAGAAAATTCAGCAATCAAAGGACGCATTCGCATCATCACCACGGATGCGAAAACGGGACGCATCCTTCGCCGCACACGTTGGATGCGTAACCTCATCATGCTTGGCAACGATACAGGTAAAGATCTCATTCTCGATCGCCTTGCTGGCACGAATACTTACAGCCTCAATATCACGCACGCCGATATCGGTACAGGCACGAACCCGCCCGCAGCCAGCGATACACAACTTCAGAACCCAACTGTTCGCGCCGTAAAGACATCTGCCAGTGTTTCGGGCAATACTCTTACCCTTCAATTCTTCTTTTCGGATGCATTGCTCCCGAATGGTACCTATAGAGAATTTGGTACCTTCGTCGACGGGAGCGGAACAATTAGCACAGGTCGAATCTTCAACCGCGCGCTTTTCGGTTTACCATACACGAAGGCAAGCGGTGAAGATACCACAATCGAAGTTCAAATAACTATTAACTAAAAAACTATGAAAAGCACAAAAGTCAACGCAGGAGATACAGCAACAGCCGAACAATACAATAATCTCGTTGATGATGCATTTGGCGGCAGCCAACTTCTGGCGCATCAGCAGACAACGCCAAATATGACGCTTAAGGTTGAAAAGGGCATTGCTTATCTTGATGGGATGCAAATAACATTCGCAGGCGGCAACTCCCCGACCTTTACCGCACCCACGACAAATCCTCGCATCGATCTGCTGGTGATGAATTCTGATGGAACACTCTCTATCATTCAGGGAACAGAAGCGGCGTCGCCTTCGCCACCAACTTATCCCACCGACAAATTGGTAATTTGTGAGGTTTTTTTGAGGGTGGGATCAACAGCGATTTACGATACAGATCAAGGAGCAAATGCTTACATCCGAAAGGATGCAAGAGAATTTCTTTTCAAAACTGCGAAGCAGATTCTTAATGCAACACAATCAGATCCTACTCGCAGTTTCGGAACTACTTACCAGAACACAACAGGGAAACTTTTATTAGTAGTAGTGACTGTGAAAACAAAGGGTCCTAATACATTAGATGGTTATGGACGAGCAATTGCCCAAATCGGCTCAAGTTCGCCACCCACTTCTGAAGTTGGAAGAGTTGGTGTAGAGGGAGCAGTAGAGACAGTTGGAACATTCCCTATTTTTATAGATACCCTATCTTTTATTGTCCCCAAAAATTTTTATTACAGGGTGATAACAGAGCAATCACATTCTTTTTTCACCCCAATTCTTTCTTCGTGGGTCGAATATAAATATGAACTATCATAATGACTGAAACATCATTCCACAATGAAATTTCTCGTTCACTCGGGCGCCTCGAAGGAAAAATCGAGGAGGGCTTTGCCGCACTCCAAAAAGAAACTGCAAAAATCACTGCCACCCTCAATGATCACGAAAAGCGTATCCGCTCAATCGAAGGGGACATAGCACATGCAAAAGGAGTGGTCGCAATAATCGGAGGTATCGCAGGTATCATCGCCTCCGCAACGCTAAACTTTATTAAAAAGATATGGGGCTGATGCAGATTTTCTTCAAAAAGAGGCAATTTGGAACTGGCGCGCTTCCCGACCCGCGCCCAGAATTTGAGAAAGCCAAAGATTACTCTGCCGAGGAGGTACTGACATTCGGCGCAGTTCCATGGCGCGAAAAGTCGGAATCAGAATGGCGTAAGTTCCCGATCTTCGATCAAGATGGATCGCAATCCTGCGTAGCACAGGCAACAGCCAAATGCCTCGGGATTATGAATTACCTCGAAGAGGGGCAATTCCTTATGTTCTCTGCTCGGGATATCTACTCGCGGCGTTCCAATTATCCGCAGGCGGGAATGTATGGAGCCGATGCCTGCGAAATTGCGCGGAATTTCGGGGCAACGCTTAATGCTTTAATGGATGGCCAACGTCAACCAGAGACGGCAATGAATCAGGCAAGCGACCGAAAGCCCTCCTATGAAGTTATAGGCAAAATTTATCGCGCCAAAAATTGGTTCCATCTTCCTTTTGATATAGAGAAAATAGCTGCCATAATCGCAACGGGCAAGCCCGTCATGCTTCTTTTTCGCTTCGATATGAATGAATGGAACCGCGACGTGCCCCGCATCGATTCTGCAAGCCAAAAGCCATACGGTCATGCGGTCACTGGCGTTGATTTTACGCTGTATCAAAACAAGCGCGCAATCATCATCGAAGATTCGTGGGGTGAGGGTGCGGGTATCAAAGGACGCCGCATCGTAACTGAGGACTGGTTCAAACCCTCAAACGACAGAATTATGGGTGCCTTCTACTTTGAGGATTTGGCCAACCTCGCGCTTCTTAATAATCAGCTTCAAAAGCCGAAATATATTTTCACCCGAACACTCGGCGTGGGATCGCGCGGTAATGACGTCGCCATGCTTCAGAGATGCCTTGGATATCTCCAAGACGATGCAGGATACCTCTTCCCGCTTACGACAGAACCCACAGGTTATTACGGCGGAGTCACAAGAGCAGCAGTCAAGAGATTCCAAGCTCTTCGAAATTTGACACAAAGCGGTATCGTTGATACCCTGACATTAGGTGCTCTTAATAAAGAATTCGCATAACCGCCTCCGCATCCCCGCCCGACCCCTCGCCACACTCGATCATTATATTAAGGGTGGCCGCAGTGCCCCCAAGCGGCACAGCCGCATTATTTTTTTAAGGAGGGTTGAGTCGCGCGGGGATGCGGGAGCGGTCGTCTCCCGACAAAAACAAAATAATAAAAACCATGGCTAAAAAAATTCAGACACTTATCACCAATCCCATCGTCAAGCGATGGCTTAAGGGATTCGTCGCAACGGTTCTTGCAGCCGCAGGTTCGGCGGCGCTCAACTATCTCACCTCAACCGTTCCGAATCTCCTTCAAGAACTTGGCTGGCAAAATCTCGCTACGCTCGCGGTGCTCATAGCGAGCATCCTCGCGGGCGAGAAAGCCATCCCTAAAAATCTCTAAGCATTACGGCATTGCGGGGTGAGTCCCCGCATCTATGACATACGAAACAAAATTGAAACTTCATGGCGTGACGCAGATTGTTATTCTTGCGGCGGCATTCATCGCAATCGGGATGGTCTTGCCTCGCAATTTATTCCAGAAACGCGAGGTCACACCGCAACCAGAACCCACACCCTCGCAGACAGAACTCATCCTCGCGCATCAGCTTGATGTTTGGCTTTATGCACTGGAATGGTGCGAGAGCCGTGGCCTCCCGAATGCTATCAATCCAATGGATCGGGACGGCACGCAATCATGGGGTGCCTTTCAGTTTAAACCCCAGACATTCGCTTTCTATCGCCAAAAGTACGGCCTTCCCAGCGCCGACCTCATGGACTACGCCGCACAGCGCGAGACGGTTCTTCGGATGATTCAGGATCCAGATGTTCGCCTCGAAAAAGAGTTCCCCGAGTGCATTAAGAAGATCGGCATGCCTCCAAAAATATGAGCGACTATGAACGTGAAATTTGTCCGAACTGCGGCAAGGAAAGTAGCATCTGGCTATTAGAATGTCCGCACTGCCTCTTACCGAAACATGATCCAAGCGAAGAACCGCAGGAGGCAGATGATTTGACCGAATCTGAGTGAGCCAAGACCGTTAGGACGATAGCGGCTCTTTTTGTTTTCTTCGCAGCTTTCGATGATGCGTTGGGGATTGGGGATAACTTCCTTATTGTCTTTTGTTGGGTTTTGATTTATAATTAAAATATGCCAAGAAAATCGAGGCCAGAAAGAGATCGGCTTATTTATGAATTGAGGGAGAAAAACGGGACAAGTTTTCGCATTATTGCGAAGATTTTCGGTATTAACGTCAAAACAGCCTTTCAGGCTTACTGGAAAATCGCAAAAAAATATGGTAAAAAGCCGCCAAAATCAGCCGTTGGTTTATCCACAACCAATTATTGCAATAGCCGTTGGTTTATTTATAATTAAAAATAAAGGTCGGGTTAGGCTGTGCCTTAATCAGCTAAAAAAAGCCAAAAAAACAAAAAAATGAAGAAAACTTTGAATTTTGTAATCACCACAATTGCCGTTGCTGCTTGTTTGGATTTTCTGATATTATGTACTGCATTATTGCAACTCGGAATAGAAGGCAGGACGGGAGAATGGAACGCATTTTGGATTTGGCAAGCCCAAAAATTGGTGCAATTACTTGAATATGTATCTCATTAAACTTTCACAAGAGCAGCTTGTAGCACTTTATCAATTAAGAGAAAGAAAAAAGAAGGAAGGAGAAAAGGCAACGATGGTGGGATTGGTAAGAAAAGCTGTTGACGAGCTAATAATGAAAGAAAAAAAGGTCGAAAAAAAATTAAATAAAAAAAAATAAAACTATGGAGAAAAAATTCTTTGATTTCGATCAGTGCGCATATTGCGGAGCGAGAGAGAATGGCGATCCGTCAACCGAATGGGGATGGTTTGAATTAGATGAAGATGCCGACAAAATCTGCCCGCGATGCGCAAAAAAAAATCCGTCGCAAGAAGAATAATCGGTCGCATTCGAGGGCGCTCGGATCAATGTCTACCAGTTTACGGCGACGGATTCTGGAGACACCGAGCCCCCTCGAATATAAAAAAATTAAAAAAAACTTATGACAAAAAAATCAATTGAAAAACGAGAGCCACAAAAAAAAGCGGTCTGGCTTGGCGCACAGCGCCTTATGCAGAGGCCGCAGACGTCGCAAGAAGAACGAGAGCGAAAGCTCATTCTCCTCGCAGCCAAGGTTCTCGGGGTTAGCCCCTTCGGGGTTAATATCCTCGGTAGCCTTCCTTACATCAACAAACTCGGCCTTACTCAAAAACTTAGCGAATATGCACCGAATGCAAGACTTGAATATGAATGGGTCAAATTTGCAGAAGATGACATACAAAAAGCAATCTGCAAGGCGCGAGTTGTAGATGCTAATGGCAAACCGCTTTGCGACTGGGTCGTGGGCGAATGCTCGCCTTCCACCCAGAGAATGGGAACGCTCAAGGGCTACCAAAACCACATGGCGCAAACTCGCGCCAGAAACCGAGCAATCCTTGAAGCATTCGGTGTTCGCATCCACGAGGAGATGCTCGCCAATATCGAAGAGCTATATGGTCGAAAAGAAATTACAGATAAAGAGGTGACGGCATTGGGTTCGGCCACAACTACCTCGGCCGAAGAAGTCCAAGAGGAGAAAAAATCTCAGGCCGAGCTTTCAGACAAATCCAATGTCGTCGAGAAACTCAAAGTACTTGCCCGCGAACACGGTGCAAAAGCGGGAGAAGAGAAAAAGTTTCTCGAAGAAAAGGTCGGCCACACGGTAAACTTCACTGATCCGAGCGAGCGCTACTTCACAATCATCAAAAGCCAGCTCCTCGCCGCGATCGTCCAAAATAAAGAAAAATGATCCACGAAACTAAAATTGGCAAAAAGACCATCTTCTTCGACGATGAACGCCACCGCTTCTGGGATGAGACAGGTAAGACGATTCAATCGGTAACAACTTTTACGAGAATCATAGACAAAAGCGACGCGCTTCTCGGCTGGGCAACGCGCCTCACTGCTGAATATCTCCTTGCCAAACTCGCAAATGGCGAGCAGATCACCGAGATTGATATCCGTGAAGCGGTGCAGGAACACCGCAGGCAAAAAGAGGAGGCTGCGGACATAGGAACTCAGATTCACGAGTGGGTATCTCTTTGGATTAAAGGCGAAAAGCCACCGATCCCAGAGGATGAGCGAATCCAAAACGGCATTAATGCCTTCCTCACATTCCAGAAAGAATATGGACTCAAATGGATAGAAAGCGAGCGGATCGTTTACAGCGAGAAGCACGAATACGCAGGCATCCTCGATGCAATCGCCAAGAAAAGTAAAGAGCTCATTCTCGTGGATTTCAAGAGCTCAAACGCTATCTACCCAGAGCATGCTCTCCAGACCGCAGGATACCAGATCGCCTTCGAAGAGATGACCCAAAAGAAAATAGCTCATCGCTTGCTTATCCGTTTCGGGAAAAATGATGGCACCTTCGAATTTCGGCTTCTCAAAGAGAATGAAAAAGATGCCGCAGCCTTCCTTGCTTGCGTTCATCTCAAACGGCGGCTTCAGGAACTTGAACGATGAAGATTGGCTCTCGACTCTGCCCTCATCGCGAGAGCGTGAGGGCAGAGATGGGGAGCTAAACCCCCAGTCGGAACATGGAATACCACGAAATCAAAACCCTCAAGCAGCAAGTCGAATACATCCTTGCCACGCATACCGAAACAAGGAACTCGGACGCGGAGCTTATAACACTCGTCTGCGCAAAATTCCGCGACAAGCACGGCCAGCCCTACGATCCAATCAAAGTGGCAACCTCAATCGAGCGTTGCCGCCGCTGGTTCAATCAACACGGCAAATATCTCCCAACCATTGAAAGTGTAGCTCGCCAACGCAAAATGAACATTGAAGAATGGCGCGCGGCTATGGGTTACCCAACTACGGACGGCACGCACCTTCCGCCGAGCATCCGAGAGGTGAAGGTTTATCGTGTACGAAGTCGAACCGATCCTCATCAGGTTTATCTGGTGCGGGATTTCGGCTATCATATAACTTGCACCTGCCCAAGCTTCAGGCACAGGCAGGAATGCCGCCATATCCGTCAGGTCGAGGCGGAAAAAAATAATAAAATAACGCAGCGACTTCTTTAAAAACATGGAAAAACCAATAAAAATTAGAGATTTGCGCCAAAAAGAGAAGTTCTTTGTAGATGATGTTTACCTAAACGGATATGCCAGAATTCTGGGTATTACAACTACAGCCGTTTATCTCAGTCTTTGCCGCCACGCCAATAAAGACCAAGAATGCTTCCCCTCCCAAGCCAAAATAGCCGAGGAACATAATATTACTGCAAGAACGGTCAGGAACGCGATTAAAAAACTAAAACAAGCGAACATTATCGCTATTAACAGGGAAAGAACGAAGGGGGGGAAATGGCTCAATAACGTTTATATCTTGTTAGACAAAAGCCAATGGAAAAAACCAGAGGAAATCAGTGTCCTCTGGTCTCACCAGAGGAAAATAAAGACCTCAACCAGAGGAAAACAGAGACCTAATAAGGATACACATAATAAGGATACACATAATAATTACATGCGGACGGCAGAGCCGCCCGCGCTCGAAACCCTTCATTCATTAAAAGAAAACGTCAAAGCCAAACAAAAGCAACAAAAACAAGTCAAAACAACCCAACCCAGCCCGCATAGGCAATTCGTGGATTTTTTCTATGAAACAGTAAAGAAAACGCGGGGAATTAAGCCCATTATCACTGCTAAAGACGCCCGCAATCTCAAGCGGATTCTTGATTTGGCAATCATAGACCAAACCACGCTTGAACAGCTTGCCGTTTATTTTCTGGCGCATCCAGACTTCCGCAACTTCGCACCGACAATCTCTACGTTTCTATCGCAAGGCATTTTAAATGGCCTCCAAAACCGTATGCAGAATGATCCGAACTTCTGGCAGGAGGTTTCAGAATTTACATCAACCTACCTTCGCAAACCGAACCAAACCGACGCGGCGGAAATATTCAAGCAAGTCGCTAAACTCAAAGCACACCTGTTCCAAAAAACAGAATTTTTGAGCCCGACAGAGCGGTCGAGGGCTCAAGAGGAAGCGGCGGCAGAAATAAGAGCGGCAAAATCATGAAAACAATTACCTTCACAATTCACGGCAACCATGAAGATCCGACAGGCAACCCCGTGCCTTATGCTCGCCAGACGCAGCGTCAACTCTGGACTAAGCAGGCCAAGCGCTACCGCGAATGGCAGAATTACGTCCGCGCCGCATTCTATCAAGCAGCGGAAACGAACTGGCTCGATCTCGCGGTGCAAACCCTCAAGGGCGGCCGCATCAAACTGCCGCACTATCTTGCAGCAAAGGTGTCAATCGCGGTCTTTTGGGCAACAGGCAACCACGGCGATCTCGATAATGTCCTCAAGGGGATTCTTGATTCGATCTTCGTCGACGATCGAAACATCAAAGAAATCTCGGCGAAATCATCTACCGCGCCAGATGGTCGAGGGCGCGTGGAGGTAATCATTGCCATCGAACCAAAAATATGAAAGAAGAAAAAAGCAAGAAGGAAAAAGAAATAGAATTGGAAGACCGCGAAAAACAAGAGCAGATTGAGGAGTGCAACCACGAATGGACTTGGCGCCCAGATAAAAACTCTACTTACACATTTCTGGGAATCTGGCAATGCACCAAATGCGGACTATTTAGGCCTTAAATGAACCTATGAACCAGAAGAATGCCAAAAAATTGAGGAAACTCATCCGCAAAGAGGCACAATTTTGGGAGAACTGGGTGCTGGGGCGGTGGTTGGGGTTTCTTCGTCCCAAGCCCCGCTGGATCCCGCTGCGGCTTTGGCGCTGGTTTCTTTTTCGCTATGTTTTCAATTTCAACCCCGAAGCCATCCAGCATGCTGCACGGCAATTAGTAGAAAAACGGGCGGGAAAATCAAAAATTAAAAATTAAAATCCAATGCGAGCGTTGCGGAAGAATTAAAATTTGCTAAAATATTAATATGGAAACTCAAAAGACATTTTGGCATATTTCAAAACTTAAAAACTGGGATAAGAATCCAAAAGCAATTCGCCCAGAAGATTACGAGCGGTTAAAAAATCAAATTCGGAAACTTGGGCAATATAAACCCCTCATTATCACGCCCGACGGTATAGTGCTGGGAGGCAATATGCGACTGCGAGCATATCGAGATCTCGGGATTGAGGAGGTTTGGGTTTCTATTGTTCATCCTAAAAACGAAAGTGAGATGCTGGAATACGCTTTATCGGATAATGATAGGGCTGGATATTATGAAGAAAAAAGACTTGCAGAGCTTTTATCTGCCTTACCAGAATTCCCTTTGGATGATTACCGTGTTGATCTTGCGTATCAGAGTGATCTCCAATCAATATTGGAGCGTTTTAATCAACCAAACATAGAAAGAGATATAGATACCCTGCACACAGAGCAGCTGTCAAAATGGCTTCAATCTGATATCCGCGAAATTGTTCTTATATTTTCAGCTGAAGAATTTGAAAGAACGATTAAAAGATTAGAGGCAGTTATAGAAAAAGAAGGGTTAAAAAATAATACCGAAGCAGTATTAAAACTTTTAGACTTTTATGAAAATCATAACCGTTAAAAGAAAAAAAATTGATTACAATGATTATATTCGCCGCTCGGCTTTAGAAACCGATTATTCTACTTTGTTTCGTGAAAGCGTAAAGTTGGTGGATGCTGACGATGGAAAGGTCAAAGTTATTTATCAGGAACTGGATCTTGACGAAAGCGAAATTGTAGCTGCTCTAAAGAGGGTTAAATATGTAGAAGGCGAACGTTCACGAGGGCTTAAAAGCATTAGCCGTATTTTTGGCTTCGCTCCTCGTATAGAGTTTAGACAGAATTATTGTCGCGTTACCTCTCTCGCCAGAGAAAATCCCAAAGAGCACGCTATAATTTGTTCATATGCCAAGAAGGTTGCAGAGATTTATTTTAAACAAGACCCTGAAACCTATTTGAAACACGAAAAAATGGCGGAAAAAGTGCTCAACGAATATCGTATCGAAGGAACTCCTTTTACATCTGGAATTATCAACAAAAATAATCCTCTTAAATATCATTTTGATACTGGCAACTTTAAAGATGTTTATTCTTGCATGTTGGCCTTCAAAAAAGATATTTCGGGTGGGTACCTTGCTTTGCCCGAATATGATTGCGCTCTGGAAATTCGGAATAACAGCATTTTGATATTCGACGGTCAAAACATTTTGCACGGCGTTACTCCTTTTAAGCTTCTTTCTAAAGATGCCTATCGCTATACAATTGTTTATTATTCCCTTCGCCGAATGTGGGAGTGTTTAACAGTTGATGAAGAGATTGCACGCATTCGCAATATTCGTCAAGACATTGAAATGCGGCGGGCAAGAGGAGAGCTTGCCGAAACGATCGTTAAAAGAGCTGAAAAATTAAAGCGTGAGGGCGATTTTGGATACGAGGTAAGATGATATTTTCACTTTTATATTTAGCAAAGCCAAAATTGGGAGGGTGGGTAACCTTTACGGCGCATCTTGCGCATCTTTTGAAACAAAAAGGGGGATTGGTGGGTATTTATCGCGTAGGAAAACGCTTTGAAAGAAAAAATCGGGACTTCGGTTGGAACTTAGCATATCAAAATATACCCTGCGAAACGCTACGATCACTTCCAAACCCCATTATTACCGCCTTTGATAAAAGTTATTATCACCTTTTACCATATTTGCGGGGGATGCGGCTTGTAATGCATGATCCGACCGAAATTAAGCCCGACATAGTTCCATATCTTAAAGAGTTTAAAATTATCACAATTCGTCGTCAAATGCAGAATCTTTTATTGAAAAAATACGGCATTCAATCTGTTAATATCAATCACCCTTTTTATCAATACCCACTGCCGCCGCCAGTTGAAAAGAAAGAAGTGGTGGCTATTTCTCGGATTGATTTTGATAAACACACTGAAATTATTTTGAAAGCGAATCAAATTTTAGAAAAAGAGGGCTTCCCACCAATTAAAATCTATGGCGTTATTAACCCCATTTATGAGTTTCATAAGTTAAAAGGATTAAACTTGCGAAAATATTGGCACGGAGAATTTGGTAAAAGTTTTGCTTCGGTTGGCAATATCCTTGCCCCAGCCCGTTTTATGGTAGATATGACTGCTATAAAAAATGATGGTGCTGGTACACAATATACTTTTTTAGAAGCGATTTATTCTGGTGCAGTTCTTATTCTTAATAAAAAATGGTTTGAGAATGGGATTGAGATTTTGCGTCCTGGTGAAAATTGTTTTGCTGTTGAAAATGAAATGGAGCTTGCGGATCTTATAATGCATTGTTCCGAAGAAAATGTAAAAAAAATAGCAGAAAATGCTAAAGCAATATTAAGTATGCACGATTTAGATTTTTCAATTATAAATAATGCCTAAATATACATGCCCGCTTATTCCGAAGAAAAAAGAAAATACCATCTCGAGCGCGTTCGTGCCGTTATGATTCTGCGTCCGAACGCGACGCCCCGTGAAATTCAAACCGTGCTCGAGCAGAGCATCGAAGCGCCACTGCACCTTGATGATGAATACATTGCTAAGCTAATGAAAAAAATCATCGAAGAGCGGCGCAGACGCCTCGAACTTGCAAATCTTAACCTCCGCATCGCAACAATCCAAGACAAGAAAAGGTTGATTGACGAGCGCCTCTGGCGCGAGGCGACAAATCCGAACAACCCTCCCGTGGCTCGCATCGTGGCTCTCAGAGAACTTTTCAAAAATGAGCTCGAACTTTTGCAGGCCGAGATGGACGCTGGTGTTTTCACCCGACATCTTGGCGAAATCGAACACCGCCCCGCGCCACTTACAGATGCAGAAAAAGCGAAAATCCTTTCGGTTTTTCTAAAATGGGGGTTGATTAAACCCAAAAACCCAGATGAAGCGAAAAATCTACCAGCGCAGGGATTAAAACTTCCCACACAAAATGGAGAATCCACTAAAAATTGAATACCACGAAGCAGCCGCAATTCTTGATGATTACCGCATGCGCCGTATGCAGGCACAAAGCTTGCTTGGCTTCTGTCTGCTTTACCTTTCTCATCATCTCACGCTCCCGCCCGCAACCTTCCACCGCGAACTTATCGAGGCACTTGAAGATGATTCCATCCGCATGCTCCTTGTCGTTGCCTTTCGAGGCAGCGCGAAAACCACCTTCTGCTCCCTTGCGCTTCCTTTGTGGGCTGCGCTTGAGCGATCGGATAAGTATCAATTCATTCTGCCGATTGCCGACACCTTCGCACAGGCAAAAATCAATATCGCGAATATCAAATATGAACTCGAAACAAATGAACGTATTCTTGCCGACTATGGCGATATGAAGGATTCGGACTTCGAATGGCAAGCAACAAACATTCTCCTGAAAAATGGCGTCCGCATCATGGCGCGCTCCCGAGGTCAAAAAATCCGCGGTCTGAAGCACCAGCAACACCGCCCGAAGCTCATCATCATTGACGACCCCGAAGATCTCGAATGGGTTCGAACCAAAGAAAACCGCGACAAAACCGAAAAATGGCTGAAGGGTGAAGTCATCCCCGCACTCGATGAAAAAGACGGCAAACTCATCATCATCGGTAACTGGCTCCACACCGACGCGCTTCTTGCGCGATTGAAAAAAGATGAAACATTCAAGGTTCTCGAATATCCACTCATCGACGCACAAGGAAATGTGACATGGCCAGCAAAATATCCAACCGCGCAAGCAATCGAGACGCGCCGTGCAGAACTCGGCGCAAGCGCTTGGCAGCGCGAGATGCTTCTTAAAATCGTTCCCGAGGAAGGTCAGGAGGTGACAGAGGATATGATTCACTACTACGACCAGCCGCCAACTGCGGAACCGAGTGCAAGCGGCACAGGCGTCGACCTCGCCTCGAGCCAGAAGCAGACCGCGGACTACACGGCGATGGTAACAGGCAATCTTATCTTCGTCGGAGACCAGCCTCGAATTTTCATTGAGCCGCATCCGATCAATGACCGCCTTCTTTTTCACGAATTCCTTGAACAGGCGCGCGCCATCGCGCAAACAAAAGGCGGTATACATCAATTCTTCGTTGAGGATGTGGCTTACCAGAAAGTGGCAATCCAAGAAATGCAGCGGCACCTCCTTGCCGCAGTTCCAATGAAAGCGGGCACAGACAAGCGCAGCCGCCTCCGCGCCATTGTTCCGTATATCCAAAACGGCACGATTTTATTCCCGCGTCGAGGCTGCGAAGATTTGATCATCCAGCTTTTAGGATTTGGCATCGAGGAACACGATGATCTTGTCGATGCGTTCGTTTATTTAATTCTTGGACTACTTCGATTCGGATTTGAGAAACCAGAAGTTATCGGGCTAATATGAACGACACACCAAAATTTACCTCGCACTGGGAAATAATCAAAAAAGCCTGCGACCTCGCACAAAGTGAGGAATTTTACGGCGAACTGCGCTTTATATTCCAACGCGGCAAACTCGTTCGCTTTGATATTTACAGGCAAAATAAAATCGATTCTGACTCAGACCTTGATGATAAATTCCGCGTCTTCCCGCTCGCATAGAATATTGTGGAAAACTTACTATTGACAAAATCAAAAATTGATATACACTGAAATCAAAATCATCGAGCTGAATTGAAGAACAATAAGCTCGCAACGTGCGCGAAAGCGCCAAAAATTGCGGGCTTTTCAATTTTATGACACTAATCGACAAAATTCTTCGTCGCTTTGGTTATTCGAAGTCGCACCTTGAGAACCTTCCTCTTGCGTCGAATGTTGGATCTTCGAGCAATTTTCTGCTTTCATTCGGCGAGAAAAAAGCACAAGCAGCTCGCGCGATGCAACTTTTCAATTCTTGGACATATGCCTGCGTCCGCGCAATCGCGGAAGCCGTTGCCAGCATCGACTTTCGGCTTTTTCGTATTACAGCCTCAGGAGATCAAGAAGAGATTTTCGAACACGAAATCCTTGATCTTTTGAACGGCGTGAATTCCATCATGACGGGCTACGAGCTGAAATATATCATCGCCTCGCATCTCGAGCTTGCGGGGAACGCATACCTTCTCCTTGATGGCGTCGAAAACGAAAATGATAAACCAGCCGCGATCTATCCCTTGAATCCTCGCTATGTTTCGCCAAAGCGCGGCGGCATCCCGAACCTTATTACTGGCTATGAAGTACGTATTGGAACGGAAACTCGCGAATTAAAGCCATACCAAATTATTCACCTGAAATATCCAGACCCGAACGATCCTTATGAAGGCATCGGAACCGTGCAAGCGATTCTCAACTGGATTCTTGCCGACAATTACGCTTCAGAACTTAATCTCAAATACTTCAAAAATGGCGCCCGCCTCACAGGGCTGCTTGAATCAAGCACAGCCCTCACCAAAGAGCAGCTCGAATATCTCCGAAGATCATTTGCGCAGATATTTTCGGGCGTTGACAACGCATATCAAATCGCCGCGCTTCCGAGCGGCACAAAATACACTCCGCTCTCCGATAACCCTAAAGATATGGACTTCTACAATTTGCAGCAGGTTATGCGTGACAAAATCCTCGCAGGCTTTCGCGTACCAAAAACAATTCTCGGCACCGCAGAATCGGAAACAAACCGCGCAACTGCCGAAACCGCAAACTATGTCTTCGCCGCGCGAACGATCAAGCCAAAAATGCAGCTCATTGTTTCATATCTCAACGAATTCCTCGTACCGCGTTTTGGCGATGATCTCTTCCTCGACTTCGTCGACCCTGTTCCAGAAAATCGCGAGCTGAAAATTGCAGAATATCGAGCCGCACTTGCTAATAAGCCATACAAAAGCGTCAACGAAGTGCGCGAAGAAGAGGGATTACCTCCAATTACAGGCGGCGACAGCGTCATGACGGACTTCTCGAGCGTTCCGCTTGGTAGCCCGATCAAAAAAAGCGAAAAACCCCGCCTGAAAGGGCGACCACCGAAAAGGAAAACGCGCTACGCCCGCAGTGCCGAAAAAAGAAAGCAAATTGCCAAAATGATCGCAGAAAGTGTAGCAAAAACGCTTACCGAAACGCAATCAAAACTTAAAGAGATCAGAGAAACAAAAGCCAAAAACATCACTTCTCTAACGGACGCGGAATACGAAGCAGTTTGGAAAGCATTCGTCATTCGCCTCACGCCCTATGAAAAACGCCTTACAGATTCAATTCGCGATTTTAATAAAAAACAAGAGGCAGAAATTGTCAAAAACCTACCCCGCATTTTGAAATCACAGAAAGCAATCGATCCCGATCTCCTCTTTGACGAGGAAGAGTGGGTCGGTATTATGATAGACCTCGTTTCACCAATCCTCACAGATCTTTATCAAAAAGAAGGCAAAGAAGCAGCCGCACTTCTCGGTATCGAGGATCTCAATATCCTCACGCCTGAAGTTCGTCGCGCCCTTGACCGCTCGATCGAATTTATGGCGAAAGAATATAACCGCACAACACGCCAAGCGCTAAAAGAAGTTCTAACAGAAGCCCTCGAAGAAGGCGCAAGTCTTCGAGAGCTTACCGATATGGTTTCAACGGTTCGCGAATGGTCGGATGATGTTCGCGCCGAACGTGTAGCCCTCACCGAAACCTACCGAATCGCAAATGATGCTACCCGTGAAGCTTGGAAAAAATCGGGAATTGTAAAGACGATTCGATGGTACACTGCTGTGGATGAGAGGGTCTGCGAATTTTGCGCGCCGCTGAACGGTAAGGTTGTTTCTATCGAAGAAAATTTCTTTGAAAAGGGTGATGTGGTAGAAGGCAAAGAGGGTGGAACATTAGTGGTCGATTACGCCCCGATCTCGGGTGGAGCGCTTCACCCGAACTGCCGTTGCTACATTCGCCCCGATGAAATCGAAATCATTGAATAAAAACTATGTCTAAACAAAAAAAAGAGCCAACAATTTCAATTTATGATCCAGCGGTTGGGTCGAAAAATAACTCAAAACACAAAATGAAAAAAATAGATCACAAAATTTTAACAGAAGAAATCAAAAAGGAGATATCCGATCGTTTTCGTGCACCTGATTTTCAGGAGGTTCTTCAACGCATCAAAGAGTCGAACGATTCGGGTACTTTTGAGGTAATAGTTTCAACGGAAGAGGTCGACAGACAAGGCGAAACTATTGATCAGGCGGGCTGGGACTTGACTTTCTACCGCATGAACCCCGTGGTTCTATGGGCTCATGACTATTCCAGCCTTCCGATTGGTATAACCGATGAAATAGAAGTCAAAGATGGTAAGCTCGTAGCACGCGGACGCTTCGCGCCCGAAGAAGCGAATCCATTTGCTCAGCAAATCAGGAAACTTTACGATCTAAAAATTGTTCGGGCAACATCCGTTGGCTTTATTCCCAAAGAGGCACAAGACAATCGAATCCTTAAAGCCGAACTTCTGGAGTGGTCATTCGTTCCTGTCCCAGCAAATCCCTTTGCGCTTTCTCTGAATGCAGTTCAAAAATTGGGGCTTGACCTGCCAATGCTCGCAACTAAAGGGATCATCGTGAACGCTAAAGCCGCAGTTCCTTTTGCAGAAACACCAAAAGCGCCAGAGGACAGGGACTGGGATGCGGACAGAGCAGTGATGTCTCTTCGAAAATGGGCATCAAGCGATGGCTCGGGAGAGCCAGACACCATAGATTGGGAAAAATACCGCAGGGGCTTCGCTTGGTATGATGTCGAAAACAAAGAAACCTTCGGTGCATACAAACTCCCGCACCATGAGGTGATCGACGGCGAACTCAAGGTTGTCTGGCGCGGAGTAGCGGCGGCAATGGCAGCCCTAATGGGTGCAAGGGGTGGAGTTGATATCCCAGACGATGAATGGGATGCAGTTTACAACCATCTGGCGAAGCACTACGCGCAATTTGACAAAGAGCCGCCAGAAAAATCAATGAAAAATGCAACCACAAAGCCAGAAGTCACAGAAAACTACATCAGAATTCCAGTCAAGGATCCAGACGACTATGACCCCGACAGCATCAGGACAATTACCATCAGCGAAGAAAAAGGCATCAAAGCATTAACAGGATGCCCGAAGGGAGAATACGAGAACGGCAAATGTAATGTCGGCGTTGAGATAATTACTTTTCTTTTTGATAAGGAAAAATGGACAGAAACCGAAGCGCAAGCATGGGTAGAAGAACACAAGGGTATTCCATACCAAGATTTTATGCCAAAAGATACAACGATCAATGCAACTCGAACGCTTAATCTTGAAAAGATTGGGGCAGAACTCGCAGCCCTTCAAACTGAAGTAGACGACGCAATCGTGCGGCATTCGCAAGCAATCATCGAAATTGTTCGCACCGAATACGGAGAGGAAGAAGCAGAAAAAATTCAAAAAGCAATCAACAACGCCGCCTCAACCCAAAAAGGGCAGGGTGGCGCGGCAGGGGAATCTCGCCAAAGCGAGATGCCAAAACAAAGGTCGATCGACGCAGGGTTTGACGCCGAAGCCCTCAATCTCAATGAATGGCTTGCGGTTCGTCAGGTCTTGCGTTTAATTAACAATATCACAAGCAAATCGCTCGAAAAATTCAACGAGCGAGCAAGAAAAAGATGGACGAAAAATTCATAAAAGAACTGGAAGGCAAACTGGAAAGCGTGATCGATTCTGTTCTGGAGAAACGCCTCGGTGAAGCCGTAAGCCCAATCGTTGCAGCCGAAACGCGCAAAATCGTCAATCAAATAAGGGTGGAGCGCGCACTGTTCGGTTACGACCGATCGGGCTTGACAGACGAACAGAAAATCGAATTCTGCAAGGCCGTCCGTAATGCTCCTTTTGCTGGAATTTCAACCAAAGCGAACGAAGCTCTCATCGAAGAGCAGGATAATCGCGGCGGTTATCTCGTGGGCAAGGAAGTGGCGGCGGCAATCGTTCGCATCGCAGCTTCCGTCGGTCTGGTTTTAAACCAAGCCCAAAAGTGGCCTCTTACAACCGACGAGCTCGGTGTTCCTGCTTATACAGGAGCATTCCTTGAAGGCGAATACCTCGGCGTTGACGCTGCAGGTTCGGTAACAGGCCTCACCTTCGCGAACGCCAACCTTATCCTCAAAAAATGGCAGCTTCCCTTCGTTGTCGGCAATGACCTTCTGCAGGATGCAAGCGTCAATTTGGCGGATTGGTTACTGGCTCTTGGAGCAGAAGCGCTTGCTAACCGAATCGACAAGGAAGGCTTAACAGGAGTGGGTGCGCCATTCCTCGGCGTTCTCAATCACCCCGAAGTGACGGTGCAGACAATAGGAGGTGGTGCCTTCAGCGACTTCAGTATCGAAGATGCATCAGATGCCATCGGCAACGTTGAGGAATCAGTCCTTGACGGCGCGGCATTCTACTTCCACCGCACGGTCTGGGCAAAAATCCGTGTAAAAAAAGATGACGCAGGCAACTACATCTTCGGTTATGCCAACAACAGCGGGCTTGAGTTTCAACCGCAAGGCGGCGGTCTTAAGCCAGTAGGTTCAATTCTTGGCTTCCCCGTGTACACGATTCGGCATTTACCTCCATTATCTGCATCGGCTGTTTCAACCAAATTTGCCATCTTCGGAAACTTGAAAGCACTCGCTTACGGAGACAAAGGGGAACTCCGCGTTGGGCAATTCGCCTCAGGCAGTTTCGGCGGCAAGGAGGTAGCATTAGCAGACCAGACAGGAATCGTCTACAAGCACCGCCACGGCTTGGTGGTAACCTTACCAGCAGCCTTCGTAGTTCTCAAGACCGCAGCATAATAATCTGTGCTTCGGTTCTGACGTCTCCCGCCCTCCTCTGGCGGGAACGCAAGAACCGAAGCCAGCAAGGTCGAAAAAATAATTTCACATTAAGAAAATGAGCGAAAAAGAAAAGAAATTATATCGTGTCCTCAAGCCGATCGCTTGGGGAGGACGCCGAGAGGTTGGCGAAATCCTCGAGCTTTCGGAGGAGGAAGCAAAGAATCTTGGCGACGAGTACGTCGCGCCAGAACCCGCACCTGCGACCGCAGGCGCAGAACCCGCAAGGGTTCAGGTCGAGGGTGAGGCGGCTGTCAAGCCCAAGATAAAAAATAAAAAATAAAAAACCATGCGTTCAGTTTACGATGCAATAAAAGCAGCCGTCACGCTTAGACCGCAGGCGGCAACCTCAAACGTCAATGGCGTAGCCGTTGACACGCTGGGATACAATTCTGCAGCAGTAGTTCTTGAGGTAGGAGCAGTTTCAGGCACAAGCCCGACCTTGGATGTCAAGGTTCAAGAATCAGCAGATGGTTCAACGGGTTGGACTGATGTTCCTGACGCAGTCTTTACGCAGGTAACAGCTGCTAACAACAGCCAGATTCTCCGCGTAGAAGGTCTCGGTACTTCACGCAAGCGCTATCTCCGAGCAGTTGCGACCGTTGGCGGAACTTCGCCGAGCTTCAATTTAGCAGTTGTAGTTCTTCTCGGTCGCGCCTATCGAGAGCCAGTGAACTAATCTGGTGTCTCGGCTTCTGCTTCCCGACAAAAGTCGGGAAGCAAAGCGGGGACACACATCCCCGAAACTATGGCGATAAAACCCAAAATATCATATTGCGAATTTTGTAAAAAAGAATTCCTGAAGATAGACAATCGGCGGAGATTCTGTTCAATATATCAGATTGGATACAACTCTGCGCAAAGTGTCACAAAAATTATGATTTAGCAAAAATATAAATCTATGCCCGAAAGTTTATTGCCATATAGTTTAACGACTGTTCAGCGGGTCAAAGACCGCCTCGGTTTGACAACGACCGCACACGATGCGCTGCTTCTACGCCTCATAAATAGCGCCACGGATTTTATTGAGGGAAAATGTAACCGCCGTTTCAAAGAAACGACCTACACAAACGAAATGCACTCTATCAGCGGCGCGCATCAGAATATGGTTTTTCTTAAAAATCGCCCAGTTATAGCAATTATATCTGCCCAATACCGCGCAGGCACAATCTCCAACCCGCAATGGACTGATTTCAGCACCGATGACTACGAACTCGTCGAAAACGGCGCGGCGGGTATCGTGCGATTTGTGAATGTTCCAGTATTAGGTATCAATGCCGTTCGTTTTTCTTACACCGCTGGATACAAAATTGACTTCGCAAATTATGGAGATATGACGACCCACACCCTTCCCGCAGATATCACCGAACTTGCCGAGCGACTTGTAATCCGCTGGTTCAAACGCCGCGAAGCCGAAGGTAAATCAGCCGAATCATTTGCGGGCGGCTCGGTAACATGGAACTCGGAGCTTACTGACGAGGACAAAGAAATTCTCGCAAAATACGTCCTCATTCCTTCTTTTGTCTAAATCTATGCCAGCAACCGTTGAAGTCAAAATTGAAAACCTCGATGAACTCCGCCGCGCGATCCGCGACTATCCAAAAATCGCAAACCCGATCCTTGCTGATACGATCAATGCCTCTCTCGCCATTGTTCACCAGATCACTGGTAATGATGCAATTTTTCAATTCAAACTCCCACGCGCGAAACGCACGGGCTTTCTTCAGCTCTCATTCGCACAAGGCATTCGCCTTGCCAGCCCGAAATCCCTCTGGGGCTCAATCCGTCCAACCGTTCATTATGCGCCGTATGTGTACTTCGGAACAAGCCGCGGTATCGCACCCAACCCCTACATAGATCGGATCGCCAAAGCCGCCGAACCGCGCATTCAGAAATTTTTCAAGCAGGCAGCGGATCGAATAGTTTCTACCATCGCAAAAAAATCACGCGCTTACTAACATGTCCCTTGTTTCTGATATTAAAAACCAAATAAAAGCCCACCTCGATTCGCTGAAAACCGCAGGAGTTCTCGGCGATGTCATCGTCCACGATTACAAGCTCAGTATCTTCGATTATGACTTCGCCGCCTACCCAGCCGCAGTTTTAACAACGCCGAGCATCGAGGGCGAATACTTCACAAGTGGCGAAAACCTCCGCACGCATTCTTTTGAGATCGTCGTGATCTCAAAGGGTGAAAACGTTGCAAGCATCACCGAAATCGAAGATTTAGCAGAAAGAATTCTTGACGAATTCGACAAAGACGATACGCTCGCGGGTACAGCAATTCAGGTCGAACCCGCGACTACAACGCCTGAAGCAGTGACCTCGCGCGGGAAAACATACATTGTTTTCTCGGTTATCATTCGGGCAAAAGGAATTAAATCAATTACAATCTAACTATGATCAAAAACGCAAAAAACAAACAGATTACTGACGCGGCATCAAAAGAGGAAGGAACGCCGCAAGAATACTTCTTCCACGGCAACGGCGAATACGAACCGATTACAATTATCGCCAACAGCCGCGAAGAAGCAGAACGCCTCTGGCAAGAACGGAGGGTAAAGGTCGAACCTCCGCAAAAAATTAACGAATAACAACTATGGCAAAAGGAATCGGTAGAAAAATCAATCTCGGCATCGCGAAAGAAGCGACAAGAGGAACAGCAGAAGCAAACGCGACATTCTGGCTCCAAAAAATCACTGCCGCGCTTGAAGAGAAGAAGGAATTCGCACAACAGGAGCAGTCGATCGGAGTTATCGAAGACGCCATCGGTGCTGATATCGTCAAAGCCTTCGCGCAGGGAGAGTTCACGATCCCTGTGAGCGATAAAACGATCGGGCTCATTCTTCTCGCAACTCTTGGGTCTGTTTCTACGCAAGCGAATACTCCAGAGACAGGAGTGAACACTCACACATTCTCGGTCGCCCAAAACGCGCAGCATCCAAGCCTCACGCTTTTCATCGACGACACCCTTTCGGGACAGGACTACAAGCATGCGCTTGGTATGATTGAGTCGCTTGAACTCAAATACGAGCGCGGTAAGTATATCGAAGCAACCGTTAATGTTCGCGCCAAAAAAGGCACAACCGCAGTCCTTACATCATCCTTCACGGCGGAAAATCTATTTCGCTCAAAGGATGTAACCTTCAAGCTCGCTTCCGATCTCTCAGGACTGGATGCCGCTTCCGCAACACAAATCAAAAGTCTCTCACTCAAAATTGACAAAAACCTCGAAGATGATGACGTTCTTGGGAGCGTCGATCCCGTCGATTTTCTCAATAAACACTTCGTTATCACGGGCAATTTCGAGGCAATCTGGAACTCCGAGGCGGAATTCAAAACGCAATTTCTCGCAGGAGCCGCAAAAGCGATGCGAATTGATCTCAAAAACACCGACGTAACAATCGGGACGAGCACAAATCCGCAACTTCAGATTGATCTCGCAAAGGTAATCTTCCAAGAGCTCACTCGGCCGTTTAATAATAACGACATCGTGATGCAGACCCTTGCATTCAAGGGATACTATTCGCTTTCAGATGCAAAAGCAATCGAGGCCAAGCTGATCAATACGCAATCTTCCTACTAAAAAAGGTCGAAAAAAATAACATACAATTCTTATCGTGGATCGCGAAACAAAAAAACTCGAAACGCCGAGCGGTAAAGAGGTGGAACTCAAAACATACCTCACGGTGCGCGAACAACTTGAACTTCGTGATGTTTTTCTTCGGCACATGAAAATCGAAGGCACGGAGGTCAAAGAAGTTTCGGGCATCGCTGTTGCAGATGCAGAGCGAAAGCTCCTTGAACTTGCAGTTGTTTCATATGACGGCAGCAAAGAAAGGATCCTTGAGCGCATCCTTGATTCTACATCGAAGGAGGACTACGATTTCATCGTCGCAGAAGCTCAGAAACTCCAGACAGGAAATTTTCAGATGGCGAGGTAGCTGAAGCCCTGCGATATGAATGGGAGCGCTACTTCGCCTTAGGTAAAGGACGGCTTAATGATATCATGATTATGGCATTGATCTGTAGAGAGATGAAGTGGGATTATCACACCTATCAAAGACAACCAGCATGGTTTATAGATTTACTGATAATGATGCTACAAGCAGAAGCAGAGGGAATCGAAAGACAAACAAAAAAATTTGATTAAAATTATGCCAGAAATCAAGATAAAATGCTTAATCTGCGGAAAAAAAGTCAAAAAATGTAATGAGGCATGAAGAATTCATAAAGCAATGTGAAAAGATAACGCTATGGCAGAAGCCACAAGTCAATTAAATATTCTCATCAAAGTTCGAGACGAAGCGACCGCCGCAATGCGGTCAATGTCGAACAGTCTTTCGGATCTTGGCGGATCGCTTAATTTCGCAGGAATGAAAGCAGGAGTTCTTGCAGGCGCTCTTGCCGCAATCGGCGGTGCCGCAATTGGAGGCAGCATCAAGGCATTTGCGGATGCTGAAGTTCAAACAGCACGCTTCGAAGCAATTCTTAGAACCCTCCCGCCATCATTGCAAGCCTACCGCGCCCAGATTCTGGCTGCGGCAAACAATGCTCTCCGTTTCGGCTTTGATAGTGAAACCGCCGCAGTTACTCTCGTGAGATTCCTTGCAATAACAGGGAACATGAAGGATGCACTTTTTGGGCTTCAAATAGCAATGGATTTCGCGCGATTGAAAGGAATATCACTCGGACAGGCGACTGATTTATTAGCAAGGGCTTGGGTGAATGGAGGCAGGGTATTGGCAGCATTTGGGATTGATGTCGACGACACAATCAAAGGAATGGGGACTTGGTTGATTGTCGCAAAACAATCGCAAGGACAAGCAGAAGGATTCGCGCAAACACTCAGGGGCATGACGACAGTTCTCCGTGCTTATATTAACGAAATCATGAAAGCAATCGGGCAACCGTTTGCAGAATGGATCAAGATCGTGCTCGGCTGGCTCTTTGCATGGATTGAAGCACAAGGAGACATCAATGCACTCATTGAAAAGCATCAGGGGCTCATTATAGCAGCTGGAGCGGCAATGGTTGGAGTTTTTGGGGCAGGAATAGCCGCAGCAGCATCCGCTGCACTATCCGCGCTGGGTCCATTTGGCATGCTTTTGGCGGCGATCGGCGCCCTCATAGGAATTGCATCTACACTCTACACCGCATGGTCAACTAACTTTATTGGTGTTCGAGATATCGTTCTTACCGTTATCAAAGCCATCAAGGATCAATTCGAGGCTTTCATTTCAGATATTCAAAAAATCATCAATGCATTCGAGCGTCTTTATGAAGCAGCGAGCCGCGCAATTTCTACTGCAAAGAGCATCGGAAGCAACGTCGTGAAATCCGCAAGGGGAGTTCTCGGCCTGCAAGAAGGCGGCATCGTCACCCGTCCAACCTTTGCCTTGATTGGTGAAGCGGGGGCAGAAGCAGTGATCCCTCTCAATCGTCTCGCGGGTGCGGGCATCGGTGGCCGCGGCATCACAATTAACCTCTATGGCGATTTTTATACAGACACAGAAACCGCCGAACGCTTTGCAAACCAAATCGCGCGAATCATAAAATATCAACTCAAGCTCTAACATGCTGCGTATTAGAGTCAATTCAATTGATCGAAGTTCAAGCGTTGCATGGGAAACGCTGGTATGGACATCCGTGCTCTCTAAAGAAGTCGACCGCCTCGAATTTGAAATTAAAAAAACAAGCACGAAAACAATCCCCGCATTAGGAGATGATGTTCTTCTCGAAGAAAGCACCGATGGTGGCACGACGTGGCAGAAACTTTTCGGCGGCGTAGTCGTTGAGCGAAACGAGAAGATCATCGGCGGACGCCTCATTGGCTATGAAATTCGCTGCAAAGATTATTCACACAAACTCGACGGAAAACTTGTCACAAAATCATACGCGGGACAGACCGCACGCGCGATTGTTCTTGATATCATTAATAACTTCACGAGCGGCTTCACTACAAATAATGTCGCTCTCATAACCCCGACCGTTGGCTCGATCAAATTCAATTACGAGCAAGTGAGCCGAGCCCTTACCCAGCTCGCCGACCAGATCGGCTGGGACTGGTACGTCGACGCAGACAAGGACATTCACTTCTTTGATACAGAGATAGCGTCCGCACCATTTATTCTCGATGATACAAGCGGCAATTTTGAGTGGCAGACGCTTGAAATCAATCAGAGCGTTCTTAATCTCAAAAACAACATCTTCGTCCGCGGCGGGGAATACCAAAAGACGATTACTGAAGCAGCCGCCGTAGACAAATATCTGGGCGATGGAACAAAGAAAATATTTCATTTGGCTTATAGATACGCCACCATCTTTGTTAAAAAGAACGGAATTCCTCAAGCAGTCGGGACAGATGAACTGACACCTCCCAGCGCCGTTGATGTTTTGTATAACTTTAACGAGAAGTTTATTAAGTTCACAGGAGCAGCCCCAGCGAATGGAGACAGCATTGTGATATACGGTGATGCCCTTATTCCAATCATCGCAAACGTCCGCGACCAGATCAGTATCGCCACATACGGGGAATTCCAGCAAGCAGTTATTGACAAAAGCATCACAAGTGTGGGAGAAGCACAAAGCAGAGCAAAATCCGAACTTGAAAAATTTGCATCAAGCGTTTACGAAGCTCGCTTCAAAACACTCAAATCAGGCCTCCGCGTCGGCCAGACAATCACCCTCATCAGCGCAATTCGCGGCATCAATAAATCTTTCAAAATCAATCGCATTGTCGGCAAGGCACGAGGTAATGACAAACTTGAATACGAAGTTTCAATGCTCGCATCGGGCGAAATCACTTTCACAGACGTGATGGTCGATCTTCTATCCAAGGATAAAAAGAACATCGTAATTGCTTCGAACGAAGTTCTTCAGCGCCTCGAATTATTCACTGAACAAATGACAATCACAGACACTCTCGGAGTACCCACAAAAACTTCGCCACCATATCGCTGGGCACCAGCGACTAACGCGCTCAAATGGAATTTCAGCACTTGGTCTTAAAACCATGAGACGCATCAAAGAAAAAGAAAATTCAGCAATCAAAGGACGCATTCGCATCATCACCACGGATGCGAAAACGGGACGCATCCTTCGCCGCACACGCTGGATGCGTAACCTCATCATGCTTGGCAACGATACA